CGCCGTGACCTTCTGGAGCGTCTTGTAGGTCTCCTCGTCCACCAGCCCGAGGGTGTGGATGCTGTTGGTCACGGCCGACACACCCGACTGGATGCCGTGGAGGGCGGCGAGGGTCTCCACGCTCTTGAGGATGGTCTTCTGCTGTTCGGCGGTGCACTCGGACGCGGACTGCTTGGTCGCGTCCAGCTGTTCCTCCGCCTGCTTCATCGGTCCGCTGATCCTGTCCTCGGCCTCGAATACGTACTTGACCTCTCTCTCATCTGCCATACGACTGTCCTCCTGCCATCATCCTCATCCCCGCATCCGTGTCCGGGACGCTGACCGCCCTCTCGATCATCTGGCCCATCAGCACGCCCCCTGCGGCGGCCGCGGCACCTACGGCGATTGCATACGGTCCCCACTTGGCGAGCTGGGCCGCACCCTCGGCCGCCCTCATCGTGTTGTACGCCTGCTTGGCGGCGATGAGTCCCTTGACGGCATCTCCCATCCCGCCCACGAGCTGGAGGGCACCCGCCGCCATCTGGAGCGGACCGATGTCCACCCCTATCTGCCTCATCCCTCCGCTGATGCTGTTGAGCCGTCCGGCGAGAGACGTGAGCTCGCTCATCTCTCTCCCTCGGCGACCGTGACCTTCATGACGTGGTATGCGGTGCCCACGCTGGCGGGGTCGTAGGCGATGGTCTCGATGTACCCCTTGATGATGCACGAGCCGTTGTACGCCAGCACCTGATAGGGGGACTGCGCCATGCGGTAGAGGTCAGCGACCATGACCGCATCGGTGTAGGGGGATGTCGCCCCTCTCTGGATGCGGACCGTCATCGTGAGATAGCGGACCATGTTGCCGACCTTGCGGGCATACGCTTTCCCACACCCCTCAGGCTTCACGTCCATCAGAGTGGCGGACTGGTTGTAGATCCCGGAGTCGTCGATGATGACCACGGCATCCTCCCCGTCGGTCAGCATCTCCATCCCCGAGCCGACCACGCCGATGAAGTGCTTGGAGGAGATCCTCACTCCGTCCAGCCGGACCTCGGCCGGTCTGAGGGATGCCCTCAGCTCCACATCTCCCCCGACCGTCAGACTGGCGGAGCCCATCGTGCCGGGGCCGACCAGCTCCCCGCCCTCGCGGATGGAGAGGTCGTTGCATACGGCGGCGGTGTCCACGACGATGCGCTTGGTTATGCGGACATCGTCTTCCTCGTGGGGGACATCGTTGTAGGCGTGGGGATTCACACCCTCCTCGGTCACGTACCATATCGTGGTGTCCGACCAGTTGCCGTCGGAGTAGGTTGTCAGCGTGGTCATTTCTTGCCTCCCAGGATTGTGGCGACCGCCATGCCCTGTCCGAGGGTCATGTCGGCGATGTCTATGCCGAGGCCTCCCGTGGCCACCAGGGCGATGGCGAGCGGGTCGGAGACCTCCTTCTCGGGGATCTCCGGCTCGATGCACCTGTCGAGGACGCGCTCCAGCTCCTCGCTCTGCTTCCGTGGGAGCTCGGCGAGTATCCTCCTGCATCCCGCCCCGTCCGTCGGGGGGACCAGGCATGCGCCTCTCAGGTCATCGAGGGGGAAGGAGGCCATCAGGGCGTTGAGCTTGTCGTTCTCCTCCTTCGTGAGGGTCGCGCCCGACTGCATCTTGGCGGTCAGGCGTCCGAGCTTGGCACGGTCCTCCACGGACAGCGATGCCGTGAGCTCGTTGTACTTGCAGTAAGTTATGCGCTTGGCGAGGTAGTCGGCCACCGTCCAGCGGTCGCGGTGCTGGTCCCAGAGCATGGTATCACGAGCTTTCGGGGGTGGAGAGATACATGTAGTCGATACGGAAGCGCAGGGTTTCCATCTGCTTGTCCTGGATGATGGGGGAGAACTGTCCGTCCAGCATGGGGACCGCGTGCATGTGGAGCTCCTTCGGGTTACTGATGCCGAGGGTAAGGATTATCGTCTGGGCTATATTGGCACCTGGCGCGCCCTCGGATGCCTTGGCTATCTCGGTCAGGTCCTCCCTCCAGACGTCCATCTCCATCTCCATATTGAGACGTCCTTCTGCGAGCCCTACGGTGCATGCCTTCTCTATCTCCTCATTCCATCCCTTGACCCTGCCGAGGTTGTTGTTGATGCTAATACGGAAGCTCTGGGGATAAATAGCCGTGGAGCCGACCGTCACGCCGTTCATCCATTGGAGCGCGTGGCTGCCGGAGAGGGCCGCGGGGGGATCGTAACCGGGGCGCATGGGGGGTGTCGCTATATGCGAGTACGCCGCCTGGACGGTCTCATCGAACTCTACGATTCCCCCTGGCTGGTCCGCCTTTATCTCGAGGCGGTCGGTCTTGCATCCTGTATATATCAGCTCGTCGTATCTGTTCGATACTTTCACGGGGAGCGAGGTGGTGCGGGATTTCAGGCGGGGGGTGCCCGCCGTGGTGCCGTTGTCCCCTATCGCGTACTTGATGATTTTCTCCCACCCGCTTGCATCCCTGACCTCCACGACATCGGTATATCCCGCGTCCAGGCATGTGGGGACATTGTCGGCGATGTTGAAGGCACGGGAGTCGTGCCTCCATGCGATATTCATGTTAGGGTTATCGGTGGGCGTGAAGCTCCCATTGTCTCCCTTGAGGTCTGCGTAATAGGCTGTTACTCCGCCCGCAGTCTGTCCGTAGGTCGGTTCAGTCATCTCATATAATGGGGATATGTCCCCCGCTGTTATGTGGCTCATTGTCTGATAACCTCCGCATTGATGGTCAGGACCACGTCGTATCTGGGGCGGGCCTTGCGCTCGCTCCTGACAGGCGGGTCGATGGAGAGTGTGTTGATGGTGCCGTTCCCGGTCTCGATGTGGCACGTGCGGTCCAGCCTGTCCCTTATGTGCCCTGCGACCCTGTCCAGCATCGTGAGGTCGTTGCCGACGATGTGGAGGTCGTAGACCGGGTTGTCGTAGGCCGTGTCGTACCTCTGTCTTGGGTCGGGGAGTCCGCCGGACTCCTCCGTGAGGGCCAGCGTGACACGGTGGGAGAGCTGTGCCGGAATCATCCCCGCGAATATGGAGTCGTTGCGGATGATTCTCCCGCAATGTGCGAGTCCGCACCTCGCACGGCCGCACCATGCGGACGTGTCCGACTCCATCGGCCACTCGGTGCCGATGCCGAGCCTGGTGGCACCGCATACGGAGATCCCGCACCTCGGGGGGATGACCGAGGGGAGCACCCCGACGATGGCGTCACGGACTGCGAGGATGGCGGTCATAGCTGGCGCACCACCTCCAGCGTGACGTGGTAGATGTAGGTCGGCCCTCTGGGGGTCTTGACGAGTAGGTTGCCGTCCGCCAGGGGGACGGCGGTGTAATAGTGGGTGCCGTTTATCTCGGCGGGGATCTGCGTGGTCAGGTAGTCCCTCGCACGGTTGAGCCTGTCCTTGGCCTTCCTCTGGTCGGTGCTGGCGGACTCGATGCTGATGCTGTGGGTCGCCCTGCGGATGGAGGACGTGCTGTGCACTCCTCCGTTCTCCACGACCGCCAGGCACTCGGGGACCTCCGGCGGGATGTAGCGGGCGTAGACGGGTACGTCCGACTGAGCGTCCAAAAAGCCACGGAGGTCGTCCTCAATCATGTACGACCTATCTGCTGACGACCTTAAAAGCGGGAGTAGGGTGCCCGTCCCGTCTCCGGGGCGGGCGGGTTAAGGGGTTTACTCGCGGAGCTCCTTGAGGATGGCTTCCTTGGCGAGTGCCTCGGCCTCCTTCTTGGAGAATCCTGCGTCGACGAACTTGGCGATAAGCTCGTCCTTGTGGGTCATGCCAGTCGCAACAGCCTCTTCAACAGCGGCAGTAACAGCCTGAAAGGCGTCCTGCTTCCTCTTCTCCCACTCGGCGGTGCCGAGGGCCTTGAGGATGGTCATGTCGAGGAACCAGGCCACGAGGATGGCGATGAAGAAGGTCGCCACGGCATACTCCTGCCAGACGGGGTCGAGGATCTTCTCGCCGAAGAGGAGAACTCCCGCGACGGAGAGTCCTGCGGAGACGAGGACTGCGAAGGTGTCCACGATGAGGAACAGGCGGTCGAATTTCTGGACCTTCTGGAGGTCCCACTTCTCTGCCACGGTCAGGGTGCTGAGGTCGGCGGGGTCGCGTCCGCTCTGGACGATCTTGGCCCTCAGCTCATCCGCGTCGGTCCTCTGCTCCTCGAACTTGGAGATGGCGTTGAGGACCACGTAGAACAGAGCACCGAAGACGGCACACACGATCATGGCGATTGCAGATATTGATGTGAGCTCAATCATGCTATCGTACCTCATGCCGAAGCTGATCCCGACAGCACACCAGAGCAGAGGATAACCGAGGCCGTACCACCACGGGATGCACACCCTGCCGTTATGCCATTTGGGTAGAATCGACATGTACGACCTATCTGCTGACTACCTTAAAGGCGGGAGTAGGGTATCGCCGAATGGAGTCTGCGGGGGTCTGCCCTCGGCTTGAGCTTGACCTTGAGGGGCTTGGGCCTGAGCATCATCTCGGCCACGCCGGAGAGCGCATCCTCCGCGTCGTCGTGCTCACTCTTGCCGTCCCTCGTGAAGAGGATTATATGCTTCCACCACTCCGGCCAGAGGTCGGCCCAATGCTCGGGCATGAGGGCGTGCTGCATCAGCCACGGCGCGGCCGTGAGGATGCGTGCCCTCTTGTTCTGCGTCTGGTGGAACCAGCCGACCACGGTCTGCGCTCCCCTGTTCTTCACGAGCTCGGAGACCGCCCTGGCGAATCCCCTCCCTCCGTTGTTGCTCTCGATGGATGCCGATGCTACCCTCAGCCCGCCGTAGTCCCGGGCGAGCTGGTCGGCCACCATCGGCTCGGTGTACTCCATCGGCTCCTGCGTGTAGACCACGTCGAGGATGGCCACGTCGTTGGGCGACTCCGCGAGCACGCCGAAGACGATGGAGCAGAGATAGTCGCTCCCCTCGTCGGCGGTGTCGCAGTAGGCCATGATCTTCTGGAGCGCGGGGATCTCCGAGTAGGTGCGGAACCCCGTGTACAGTCTGCCCTGCACGTCGATGGGCTCCTGCTGGTAGTTGGCCATCACGATGGCCCTGTCCTGCGTGTTCAGGAGCACACGGTAGTCCTCCTCGGAGAGGATGGACGGACAGAGCATCCCCTCGTCCGTCTTCGCACGGTAGAGGACCTCCCGCACGCCGACCCCGATGCTCCTGAAATGCGCCAGGGCTCTGCCCGCGAGGTCGCCCTCGGCCCAGCGGGTCATGATGATGACGATCTTCATGCCCTGCTCACGTCTGGACATCAGCGTGTTGGCGAAGTAGTCCCACAGCTGGGCCAGCCTCCGCTCGTTGTACGCCTCCTCCGCGTTCTTGACGAGGTCGTCGATGATGAGCAGGGACGCTCCGAAGCCCGTGACGGTTCCTCCCGGGGAGGTGGCGAGGTAGCTGTGCTCCCCGCGTCCTCCCTCCAGCCCCCATAACTTCATCGAGCCCGATCCCGGCTTGACCTTGGTGGCGGGGAACACATCGGAGTAGACGGGGATGTCGGGCGAGGCCTTGACCTCCTGGATGGCGTTGCGGACGGTCTTGGCGAAGGTGGACGACAGCTCCTCGTTGTACGAGGCCGTGATTACGTGTGCCCCGGGATCGTGGCCGAACACCCACTCCGTGAACAGGGATGCCGTCCGGCTCTTGCCGTGACGCGGTGGCATGCACATGACGAGGATGCGGTCGTCGGACTCGTAGAACTCCTGGAGGGTGTCGCACACGTGCCGGAGGTACTCGCGGTCATCGGTGTAGAAGTCCCCAGCCATCAGCTTGCAGTACCACCAGAGCCGTCTGCGTGCGAGCTCGCAGAAGGCCCTGCGGTGGAGCTCCTCCTCCACGGAGGTCATCCCTTCCTCCCGGTGGCCTCGTAGAGTCTGAGGAGCTCCTCGGTGTCCATCTCGGTCATGGCGTCGATGTGGACGGTCACGTCCTCCGTGGTCTCGCCCTTGAGCTTGGCGAGGTACTCAGCGGCACGTGCGTCCCCCTTCATCGCCTTGTTGTACATCGCGGCGATGACCGCTCCGTCCATCGTGAGGTTGGCCTTGGGCCTGCCTGTGCTGGGGTCTTTCGCCAGGTCGGCGGCGACCTTGGGGTCTTTTATCTTGCCCTTCTGAATCGGGAGATCCCCGAGCAGGACGGCCCATTCCCTCATGCTTCTGCGCTCGGCGTGCTTCTTGGCCGAGGCCTTGCCTCCTTTCCTTTGTATTTCCTTTGAACCGCCCTTGGGGATGGGGCGGAGGTTCTCGGGGTGGGGCTCGGGGTGCGGGTTCGCCATCACTCTCCCCCCTCGAGCCATGTGTTGAGCTCGATGGTGCAGTCCCTGCATAGCTTGTAGTGCCTCGGCTCCGACCCTCTCCATATCAGGATGGCATCTCCCCGAGGGAAGCCCTCGATACGGCGGGAGCAGTGGGGGCAATACCACACCGGGCAGTCTCCTCCGCTCATTCGTCCGACCTCCTGTTCTTGTATGGGCAGTCCGTGGGGTCTTGGTCCATCATGCAGATTATCTCCTCGCCGCGTACTCCGTCGTTAAAGGGACATTCGTCGCAGTAGCTCATTGGTCCGCCTCCTCTGCGTATATGGTCGTGAACCCTTCATCCAGCAGGACGGTGGCGGTGTTCCCGCTGTCCTCAATAATCGCGGGGTGGTAATTGCTGGTCCTGCCGAAGAGCGTATAATCCGAGCAGTAATATACGATTAGGCACGGCTGTCCGTTGACCTTGAATTTCTGCGAGACCTTCCATTTCCTGCCGACTGCGTCATAATACGCCCCGCCAACTTCGAAGCGATTCTGCCCTAATATCCCGTTCATTGTCTCATCTCCTTGTAACGCTCGCAGGACTGACATGTCTTGCTATTGCGGTCGGGGACATGGCCGTGGATGCCCTCGCTGTCGAATACAACCGCGCACTCGGGACAGCCCCTGCATCTGTGGGGGTCTGCCTGTGTCCCTGTGCCCTTGGCGGGCTTGCGGTAGACGATGAGGTAGGCATCTCCGTCTATGTCCCCTATGGCGCGGGACTCGTATCCCTCACATATCAGGCTGTGCTCCTGCTCCGAGGCTTGCTCCTCGTCGGCGTGTGCGAAGAAGGTCGCACGCTCTCCGTCGAGGACGACCGCGTAGAATCTTGTCACTCCGATCCCCTCCCTACGGGTATGGGGGGAGTCTTCTCCCACGAGTCCGTCCAGGCGTCGATGACGGTCCTGCCCTCGTAGAGTGCCTGGGTGCATGCGGGACATACCTCCCGCATCTGCTTGTTAGGTCCGTCCACGGGGTAGTGCATCGTGAGACTGCTCCATCCTTCGGGGAGCTTGTGCTTATGTCCCTCGTATGGTTCCGTGACCGTCTTGCCGCAGAGGTCGCATCTGACTCCTATGAGGTAGGTCATCCGACCACCTTCTCGGCCTTCTTCCCGGTAAAGTCCTCCCATCTCTTGATGATGACATCGCAGTAGTGGGGGTCCAGCTCCATCATTAGGCAATGCCTCCCGGTCTGCTCGCACGCGATTAAGGTGGTTCCCGATCCTCCATAAATATCGGCGACAGTCCCCTTGGTCTTATTGAAATGGTCTAATATCCAGGTCACTACGCCCACGGGTTTCTGTGTCGGATGGATTCTCTTCTTGGTGTCTTGACCAGATAGTCCGAACCATCCTTTCCACATTACTCTCATTATGGCGCGCTTATGGTGGACCTTGGACCAGCATAATTCAAAATTGGACCCATACATCTCATCATAAGCGAGATTTAACTCCGTGCCTCCCGTCTTATCCCATACGAGGAAGTTGCCCTTGTTCCTGTCGGGGATAAGCTCCGCGAAATAGTCGGCCCCCCATACAAACACCTCCTCGACCTTTTTGAAATTGTCGAATATGGTTCCGATAAGGGAGGGGTCGAAGTCGTCATTATCTCCGAGGACCTTTTCATAAACCCCGCCCTGGGTATCGGCCATGGTCGATTTCATGGAGGAGAAGTCCGTGTCCAATTTCATCCCATAGGGCGGGTCAGTTATCACGATGTCCACTTGCCCCCCCCCCATCTGGACCAATCTTTCTATCTCCTCTTTCCTGGTCGCGTCACCGCATAGGAGGTAGTGGTCACCGAGACGGTACATCTCCCCGACCTTGACGATGGCCTCCTTCTCGAAGTCGGGCTCTGGTGCCTCATCCTCCACGATCTCCGTCTGCTGGTCCTCGTATGTGCTCACGAGGTCGAGGTCGAGCCCATAGTCTGCCATCTCGAAGTCGATGTCCGGGAGGATGTCGGCCAAAAGGTCGAGGTCCCACGTGCTCGCACTCCCTGCGGAGTTGTCCGCGATGCGGTATGCCTCTACCTGTTCGGGGGTCATGTCGTCGGCGACGATTACGGGCACCGTCTTGAGGCGGAGCTTCTTCGCAGCCTTGTAGCGGGTATGCCCCGCGATGATGACATGCTCCCTGTCGACGATGATGGGCGAGCGGAAACCGAAGTCCCTGATGCTGTTGGCGACCGCATCCACGCTGTCATCGTTCAGGCGGGGATTCCTCTCGTAGGGACGGATGTCCCGAAGCGGGAGCATCTGTATCTCGGTCATTCCGCCCACTCCCTTCTACCGTCGGTGTGATAGAACCACTTGATTGTCACGTCGTCCGGCACACCAACGAGTTCGAGGGCGACGGTGTAGTCCCCTTCATCCTTCATCTGGATGTAGGGATGCTGTGCCCAATCAGGGATAGGGACTTCCTCGCCAATCTGAGCGATGCCGACCGCCCACGTTCCGACGTAGTTGAACGCGAGGATGATTCCCTCGATGCTATTGGTGACTTCCGCATAACACGGCCTGTTGAAACATCCGCAGTCCGAGTAACTCTCGGTGCCGTCCTTACGGTATATGTCTATGATGGCTGTGTCGTCTGAGTAGCCGTAGCAGAGGAGTCTCATTCCGTCCGCCTCCTGAACAGGATCTCGGTGCCGGAGCCGAGGCGGAGCGTGACCCCCGCCTTGGTCTGCTTCACGTTGTCCGCATGCCCGAGGATGACCATATTCTTCCCGCGCATGGTCGCCACGGTCTCCCTCTCGTCTATGGACCAGACGGTCCTCACTCCGTCCCGCCATGTGACAGGGCGCTCTCCTTCTATCAGCTTCTTCTCCGTGTCTGCGTTCATTTCGTCAGCCTCGAATGTGTTTTCCATATCGTCGGTGCCCCTCCAGTAGATGCGGCGGGTCTGCCATCCGTGTCTCGGATGGTGGACCGTGTCCTCCCTCATGCTGAGGCGTCCGGCGTTGTAGTTGCGTGTTAAGAATCCGACCACGACGGTCGTGGAGATCCCCGTGAGCTCGGAGATCTCCTGCGCCGTGTACGGTCTCGGTGCCCTCTCGAGCACGTCCCCGATCATCCTGGTGCGGAGTATCCCCACCCCTGCGCTGGACAGGTAGCGGTAGCGGGGGGTCATTCTCTGCCTCCGAGCTTGCTCCTGATGTAGAGGAGCTTCTCCCTGTCCGTGTGGAGGTCCGTGACCACCGTGTACAGCAATTCATTCATGTCGAGGTCCTCCAGCGTGCCGAGGAGCATGTCGAGGACATCCTCGGCCTTGGCCAGCATCTCTATCGTGTCCTCGATGAGGACCTTCTTGGTGTCAATCATCAT